AGTCAACAACTAATGTCGGTGCTTCTGCTGGAGTCAATTCTAAAGCCTTAGTTTTACCAGGCACTTGGAAAGATCCATCAAATGATGTTGAGTCTAATGATATTTCATAAAAATCAACTTGGTTGATTGGTCTATACTCTACATTGTAAATTGAAGCGCTAGCAGTTCCAATTCCAGCAATATCTTGATATAAAAAGTTACCTACAGTCTCTAATGGTTGACCACCAAAAAGGTTTTCAACAAGAACATGTTTAGTTTTGAAATATACGTTATCTGATGGTATAATTGTGCTCTCAATTGGTTTGAGAAGTTCAATATCTTCACCATACAAAAGTTTGAATAGAATCTGATATGAAGAATCAGTTCCTTTTGACATATAGAAGTCTTTTGCCCTTGTAAGGATGTTTGTAACAGATGTTCCATCTATAAAACTTCTATTTTCAAAGCCAGGTAAAAATTCTGTTTTAAATTTAGTAAAGAATGTCTGTAAGAAGAGATTACTTAAATTCTGAACTGTTGCACCTATAAGGTGAACCTCAGCATTAGTTTCTGCAAAGTTAAGAAACTCAGCTGCATCTTCTTTGGATATTTGATCTATTCCACTGAATCCTCTGGAACATCCAATAAATGAAGTAGCGGTTTTATTGGTGTATGTGATTATTTCATTATCTATTTTCAACAAACCATAACTTTGAGGCCATCCAGTGGTAGAAGTTACCCTTATAGTGGCATCACCAGCGTAGACGTTATCAGTTAGAGTAGTAGAAGTAACTAATGTCTCTGCATTAAAAGCCCCGATCTGTCTGTACTGAGCTAGATTGTTTGCTAGGTCAGCTACACCAGATTGATGCTCTTGTGATTGATAATACTGATTTAAGAAACTGACAAAAAGGGGTGATTCGTTAGTCAGAAACTCAGGAATCTGTGATTGTATCACATGAGAGATTTTTACTCTTTTTATTTCTGTCATTTATCTTGTATAGATTGATTCGCTAGCGTAACTGGATGTTGTAACGTATGCCGTTGCAGAAGTGTTCTCACCAGAGGAAACAACATCAGGTAAAGCCTTAACTGTGCTGTTTGAAACATCTAATTGTAAATACAAATCTTTTAAAGCAATGACATCATTAGAATCAGGTATTGCTTCAACTTCAATAACTCCACTTTCCAATGATGTACCTGTTATATTTACCACATCTAAATTAATCTCTCCATGAATGTAATCAACAGTTCCAGCATCGTTCTTAACGATCAATGGAAGGTTATTTACAAGTTTAAAGAAAACTATCTTTCCAACACTCGTCCCAGCAGTAGGAATGTCACCCATATACAAAATTCCGTCAACACCATTGACTGTAAATCCACTAGATCGTATACCATACCCATTTGGTTGGTCATAAAATGCATTTCCGTAACAAAGTTCATATGTTGCGAAAGTAGCAAGCTCAGGAGTTATATTACGTCTCATCTTTACTCTAGTAATGTTAGATGTCACTCCTCTAGCTGAGTCATCTATCAATCCTACAATTTTACTATACTTGAATCTACCACCAAAAGCATTAATATCGGATGAATTGGAATATGTAGTCAATGCTTGTGTAACACTACTAATCAATTCAGTGGCATCTGATGTTGCGTTAGTGTTATAGTAAACAGATGTATCAACTTCAACGTAAAGATACTTGAGATCGATAATTTCTGGTTTAATACCAGCAATCGAGTATTGTTTTAGTTGTCTGGATATATCGTCTTTTGTAATCTGCGAAAGGAAAGAACCGTTCTTTGGTTTTATTGAAATAAACACTTTTCCATACTCAGGAGGTTCTAACTCCTCCCCACCGTAGGCGGTTACAGACTCAACGTTAGGATAAACGAATGGAATTATACCTGTATAGTCATTGGCGGTTACGGCACGATATTGTGAGGAGTATATACGAGGTGCAAGGTATTTGATTGAACTAACATCTTCAATATCGTCTCCAGCGTCGGATTTTTGAGATGTTTTTAAAACTGATATGCCTTGTGAGACGGTTGCATCAGTATCATCCTTCAAAATACCAACAAATGAGAAATTTCTAGCACCATTTCCAGTTTTTCCGTTAGTGACAATGTAAGTTACAGTTACGATAGCTCCAGCTGGCGGTTTTTTACCAATAATTCCATCTCCAAACAAAATTTCGTACTGTTCATCTTCAATTTCTTGAATTAGAAACAGTTTAGAGGTAGCATCTACTCTTAAAATGTTATTATAGAGCGTATAAATCTCATCTGTGGTTGAAGATACAGTTACACGGATTGAAGTTGTGTCAATATTTGAGTTTGGAAGGATATATCTCTGATTTGGTTGAGAATAATCAATTTGAAATGATTTTTGAAGGTAAATTCCTTCGTAAATTTTTAAATTACTAAAAGTAGCAGTATTATTATCACTTGTTGTAGCTACAAAGTCGTCTGGAATTGAAAATATGTAATTACTTCCCAACTGATTACCCAAAGCAACTTGTCCAGCCTTCAAAGTTAAGATTTTTGTGTCATTAGTACCTAAATTTACAGTAAAATCAACAATAGCTTGTGCAGCTCTAGAAGATCTTGGAACATAACCAATGTTTCTAGCAAGAGAAACGACATTTTCACGCAATGTAGCGCTATCAAGGAAGCACTCATTGACCGCCATGTTCGTATTGTAAGCAGTAATGTAAGAGTTATACGCTAAAAGGTCAATTAGAGTAGAAAAGTTTGATCCTTCAAAGTCAAAATCAGCGAAATCACTGTTTACTCGAAGGTAATCTTTAATTTGAGCCCTAAGATCAGCGAAATCTAGGTTTGTAAACTGGTTAAATGACATTATACTCTAGTTGATTGGAGAATAAATTCTATATTTTGCTGTGGGAACTGCATCCCAGTAATATCATAAGTGATATTGCAAGTTAATTGGTTAGTATCAAGTGGAAAAAGCACTGTTACAGAACAATTACTGACTCTAGGTTCGTAATTTTCTAATAAAAGTTTTATATCATCTTCTAAAACTTGAGCAACGTCTGGATCTTGCTGCTCAAATAGAGTATCTTCAAGAGGACTACCTAATAATTTCTGATAAAACCTTTCACCTACTCTTGTTCTGACTAAATTTGTGACAGATCTCTTGATTGCATCCTCATTTGCAAAGACACCGATGTCATTAGTCACAGGATGACGACTAAATGAAAGACTAATATCTCTGAAAGGAGTTCTGGTTACAAGTGGTCTATCGACTTTTGCCATTATTCACTTAAATTTTGTTTTCTTTTTTTGTCATTGGCGTCATCACCAACAACTTCACGCAAAAGATCGTCTGCCGCTTCCTCTTCTGGTCGAGGATTAATGTATTTTTTATCGTCTTCCATAGCAAATATACTAATTCAAATCTATTTAGACACAAAAAAAGACCCTTTTGAAGGGTCTTTGAAGTTTTTTAGATGTTTTTAACCAGCAGCGAGTGGTGATTGTGAATCATTTGTGTTTGCGGCAGCTTTTTTTCGTGCTTGAGCACTCACATCATACTGTCCTTTAACACTTCCACTAGCAAAACCAGCACTTTCTACGTTATGGGGAGCTAATTTTGGATCTGAGTCTGCCATCTTTTAACCGTTTTCTTTTTATTTATCTATTTGAGCTCTTAATCTGTCTGGAGAAATGCCTTCTGACATGTAAAAGTTCAATCTGGCTCTTGCGGCTTCTTTGTCAAGACCTACATCTTGCTTCGGATCGTTGACACACCAGCCTGATGTGCCTAATTCTACGACCTTATACTTCACTTCTTCTATTGGTTTTGGTGTTGTCATTAGATAATCCTCGTTTTTTCGTGGCCAACACGGATTTTTGGATCAATCCAAATTTCCATACCCGCTTCTTTAGCGTCTAAACAGAAAGATACGTCTTCTCCACACATATCTTGTACATCTCCAGACTCAAAGACTTGCATTTTGGGAGCAAACCAAGGATATTTCATCTCTTTATGCTCGAATACACCATTTTTAATTAACAACCAACCAAATCCAGTGTAATCAACAGTGAAAGGCTTGCGTCTACGAGAGATTGACTCAATAGTTTCGTGATTCATCACTCCACCATTCTTAGCAAAGTCGTCTTCTTCTAACCAATGTGCAACAGATGTTGTTTTTCCATCCTCTGTACAGTACCAACCACCAGCAATGTCCTTCTGCATCCATACTAAACGATAGAATTTCTCTGTATCAAATACAATATCAGAGTCTATCCATAGTTGATAGTCATATTTTAGTTTTCCATCCCAAGGAATCTGATCTGGGCCTCTTAATACGTTAGCACCAAGGCATTTGCATCTTGCAAAGTTAACCATTGATGAATAATCTTGTGAGATTTGAATACTCGATCCATTCTGCACGAGGTCGAAGCATAGTTGAACGAAGTTCTTTAAAAAGATATAAGATACTCCTCTTCCTGGCAGACAGAAAACTATTGCTTTACCTTTAGCTAATGCCTTTGCCTTTTCTAAATCAAAGTCGTCTTCGACCTTTTTAGTTTTGGGGGCATTTGCTTTTACTGTAAATCCTTTTGCCATAACATGTTGTAATTACATTCTTAAGTATACCACGGTCAAACCAATTTGTCCATAGTGTTATATTATATATGAGCTTTTCCTGAGTCCTTTTTGAGAAACTCCTGACTATTACAGGGGCCTAGAGGCATTCCCTGATC